TGCTAATTCTAATACAGCTACTAAACACATTCAAGATGGCGGTTTATATCTAACGCTTAAAACAGCTGAAGCTTGCTCGCTTAGAATATCAGATGTATTAGAATATTCTAACACGCAGAGACAGTTTATAAATTCTTTAGGTAGATTTAATGTAGCTACTTTAAACGAGGTTAAAGATTTACATATACATGACTTTGGTATATTCTTAGAAATAGAGCCTGATGAAGAAGAAAAGGCTAGGCTTGAGAATAATATCCAAATGGGTATACAGCAAAACACTATAGATCTTGAAGATGCTATAGATATTAGGGAAGTTAGAAATATAAAGCTTGCTAATCAATTATTGAAAATAAGAAGGCGTAAGAAGATTGCTCAAGACAGAGCTAACCAGCAGCAGACTATACAAGCGCAATCGCAAGCAAACCAACAGTCTTCTCAAGCGGCAGCAGCAGCCGAGATACAAAAGCAACAGGGTATAACTGAAAGTAAAGTACAGTTAGCTCAAGCGCAGAAAGGATTTGATATAGAGAAGATGGAACGTGAAGCTCAAATAAAAATGGAGCTTATGCAAAAAGAATTTGAATTAAACATTAGACTTAAAGAAAGCGAAAGTCAAGTGATTAAAGATAAAGAAGCGTATAAAGAAGATCGTAAAGACGAAAGGACTAGAATACAAGCTAGCCAACAATCAGAACTTATCGATCAAAGAAAAAAAGATTTACCAGCTAAAAAGTTTGAATCATCAGGATTTGATAATTTAGGTGGGTTTGGTTTAGAGCAGTTTGAACCTAAATAGTTTATTAATTATATAATATTTTATCATGGATAACGAAAACATAGAGCAAGAGTTTGTTGAAACGCAATAGCAACCTGTTGACAACAGTGCTCCTAAAACAGAGGTCACTGATGATGGTACTTATAAAGTAGACTTTAGCAATGTTCAACAAGTTGAGCAAGAGCCAGAGCAGCAACCACAAGAAGAACCACAGCAACAACAACAAGAAGAGTTACAAGCTGAACAAGAGGAGTTTACTGTATTAGAAGAGGTAGCTGAAGAAGAGCCTGTACAAGAAGATATTAAAGAAGAGGTAGCTGATTTAACAGAAGAAGTTAATGAAGCTGTTCAAGAACAAAAAGAAACTGGAGTAGAGCTTCCTGAGAATATTCAAAAAGTTGTAGACTTTATGAACGAAACAGGTGGTACTCTAGAAGATTATGTTCGCTTAAATGCTGATTATTCTAGCGTAGATAACGATACGCTTTTAAAAGAATACTACAAGCAAACTAAATCACATCTAACAAATGATGAAGTTAACTTCTTAATGGAAGATAACTTTGCTTTTGATGAAGATGTAGATGACGAGCGAGACATAAAAAGAAAAAAGCTAGCTTACAAAGAAGAAGTTGCAAAAGCAAAAAACTTTTTAGAAGACTTAAAAGGCAAATATTACGACGAAATCAAGTTGGGTTCGCGTTTAGCCCCAGAGCAACAAAAAGCAATTGACTTTTTCAACAGATATAATAGTGAGCAATCGCAAGCACAAGAGCTGCAAGCTAAGCAGCAGAAACATTTTCAACAAGAAACAAGTAAGGTTTTTAACGAAAATTTCAAAGGTTTTGATTTTAACGTTGGAGATAAAAAATACAGGTTTAATGTTAAAGATGCTAAGCAAACTATGGAAAGCCAGAGTGATGTACTAAAAGTTTTTAGTAAATATGTTGATAGTAATAACATGCTAACAAACGCTAGGGATTATCATAAATCATTATTTGCTGCTAGAAATGCTGATCAACTTGCTAATCATTTTTACGAACAAGGCAAAGCTGATGCTATCAGTCAGATGACAAGTGAAGCGAAGAACGTTAACTTACAAAGAAAAACATCTGATGGATATGTAGACGCTGGTGGTCTTAAAGTAAAAGTAATTAGTGGTGAGACTAGCACAAGCTCAAAGCTAAAACTAAAAAATTACTAAAAATTAAAAATTAAAAATCATGGCAGTATCAACATTTACTGGCCCAGCATTTAGCTCAGTTGTTTCTCCAGCGTACAAAAAAATGGCGCTTGATAGCAACTACCTAGATATCCAAAACAACGGATGGGCGCAACAATATTTACCAGACTTATACGAGCAAGAAGTAGATCGTTACGGAAACCGTACAATTTCTGGATTTTTATCAATGCTAAGCGCAGAGATGCCTTTGCAATCTGATCAAGTTATTTGGTCTGAGCAAGGTCGTTTACACTTAGCTTATAACGGAGAGATTAATCCTGCGACTGGAGCTATTGACGCTATTAAGAGTATCGACGACAGCACAGAAACTGAAACACACGCTGTAAGAAAAGGAGCTACTGTTGTAGCTGTAGTAAACAATGTAGTGTTTAAAGCTTTAGTAACAGCTGGTATTGAAACATCTACAACGACTCTTACTATCCGTCCTTACACTGCAGAAAATGTAGACGATATCGCTGGTATCGCTGCTACAGACAATCAAGCTATTAAGTTTTTCGTATATGGTTCAGAATTTGCTAAAGGTACAGACACTTTATCAGAGTCTTTAGAGCCTAGCTTTAAAACTTTTACTAACAGACCTGCTATTATCAAAGATCACTTTGAAATTAACGGATCTGATACAGCGCAAATCGGTTGGGTTGAAACTACAGGAGAGTCTGGAGAATCAGGGTATTTATGGTACTTGAAATCTTTAGGAGATACTCGTACTCGTTTTAACGATTACTTAGAGATGACAATGGTAGAAGCTGAAAAAGCTTCTGGATCTAATGTTTTCTCAACTGTGACTGATGCTCCTGAAGGTACAGAAGGTCTTTTCTCTGCTATTGAGTCTAGAGGTATTGTAGCTGAAAACATGTTTGATCTTATCGACAGCTCAACTGATCCTGATACAAACGTAGAGGGTATTAAAGATTTCGACGATTTACTTGCTGAATTAGATAAGCAAGGTGCTATCGAGGAAAACATGCTTTACTTGAACCGTTTGTCTAACCTATTTATCGATGATTTACTCGCTAATCTTTCTGCTGGTGCTCAAGGTGGTACTGGCTTTGGAGTATTTGAAAACTCTGAAGATATGGCTTTAAATCTTGGATTTACAGGTTTCCGTAGAGGTTCTTACGATTTCTATAAGACAGACTGGAAATACTTAAACGACGCTTCAACGCGTGGTCTTGTAGGTGGTGTAAAAGGAACATTGATTCCAGCTGGTACATCATCTGTATACGATCAGCAAGTTGGCGCTAACGTACGTCGTCCTTTCTTACACGTACGCTACCGTGCTTCACAAACTGATGACCGTAAGATGAAGTCTTGGGTAACTGGATCTGTAGGCGGACCTACAAGCTCAAGCATCGATAAGATGGAAGTACACTTCCTTTCTGAAAGATGTCTTGTAGTACAAGCTGCAAACAACTTTATGTTCTTTAAATAGTAGTAACTAAATAGGTAACACTTACCCCTGATATAACTTCAGGGGTAATGTTTACCTTTATTTTTTTTTATTTTTTTATTTTATTATATCATGGCAACAAAAACAAAAACTCAAGCGCCTAAAACTTGGGAAGTAAAAGACAGGCTATACGAGCTTATGGCTCAAAACATACCACCTGTGTATATTATCAAATCTAGACGTCTATATTTTTTTGACGAAGAAAAAGGATTTGAAAGAGAAATTAAATACTGTAGAAATCAAAAAACAGTATTTGTAGATGAAATGAAAGGCCCTCATCGCCTTGGAAGCATTGTGTTTAGAAACGGGCAGCTGTTCGTTCCTAAAGAACAAACTACATTGCAAAAATTCTTATCAATATATCACCCTGATAAAGGTAGATTATTTAAAGAATTTGATGCTAATGTTATAGCAGAAAACCAAATAGATATGTTAGAGCTACAATTAGAAGCTATGAACGCTGCTAAAAAGCTAGACATAGATCATATTGAAGCTATAATTAGAACAGACGTTGGAGATAGAGTGTCTAAGATGACATCTAAGGAACTTAAAAGAGATGCCTTGGTGTTTGCTCAAAACGATCCAGTATTGTTCTTAGAACTTGTAAACGATGAAAACATAAACATTAGGAATTTAGGTATTAAAGCTGTAGAGCAAAACATAATTAAACTTTCTAATGATCAAAGAACATTTGCTTGGGCAACTAATGGTCGTAAGTTATTCACTGTACCATTTGATGAAAACCCATACTCAGCTTTAGCCGCTTGGTTTAAAACTGATGAAGGTATAGAGGTTTACCAAGTAGTAGAGAAAAAGTTAAAATAAATAACAATAGTCAAGGGCCTTCGGGCCCTAGGCTATAATAATTAGATTATGGCCATAAACATAGATAGTGTATATAAAACTGTTTTATCAATACTAAACAAGGAGCAAAGAGGCTTTATCACACCTTCGCAGTTCAATAAAGTAGCTGAGCAAGCTCAACTAGAATTGCTTGAAAAAAATTTTTATGAGTATAATCGTTTTTTAAATAGAAGAAACAATAACGGTTACGCTAATATACCTGAGAAAATAAAAGAAAAAATAGATGTTTTTTATAAAATATCTGGAGACATAACAGCTTCTTCTAGCGTAGCTGACCTTCCAACAGATCTTTACAAACTTGTAGATGTTAGGATAGGTGATGTTTCTGTAGAGCAAGTAGATCAATACGAATTTTCATATTTAAACCAATCACCTCTTACAAAACCAAGCGCATCATTTCCTGTTTATTATATATCCAGTTCAGCAGGAGCGAGTGGAGATTTTAGTTTAGCTACTAATCAAATAACTTTAGCAGGCCCTTCTGATAACGCTACTATTAAAGTTCACTATATTAAAAAACCAGCTATACCTAATTGGCATTTTTTAACAAGTAATGGTCAGTATGTTTTTCAAAGTAGTAGTTCTCTAACACAACATTTTCAACTTCATAATTCGCAGCAAGCTGATTTGATAATAAAAATATTAAACTATTCTGGTGTTACAATAAAAGATCCTGAAATAGTTCAAGCAGCGGCACAGCAAGAAGCTAATAACGTAAATCAAGAAAACGCATAATGGGATTAATAGGTACTACAACTGCAGAACAATATTATACTTCTAGTCAGAAGTTTATTACATCATCAGCACAAGCTACTAGTGGTGATTATCAGCTAACAGTATCTGATATGCCACAAGGTGAAGGTGATTTTTTAATATTTGTAAACGGAACAGAAGTAAATAGAAACACATATACTTTTCCTAAAGCTGGAACGCTTGACACCATAAACTTTACAAGCGCACTTCCTGTTGAAGGTGATACTGTGCTAGTTAAATTTACTGATAGATCTTTAGGGGATTACAGGTTTACATCGTTAAAAGATATAGTAAACAATTTTATAGTAGCATATGTAGGTGATGGCAAGTTAATATCAAATGTAAATAGATCTGATGTTATATTTCATGCTAAGCGAGGTATACAAGAATTTAGCTACGACGTTTCAAGAGTTGAAAAAATACAAGAGATAGATATACCACCTTCTCTTACAGTGGCTATGCCTCAAGATTATGTAAACTATATAATGCTTTCATGGGTAGATACATCTGGGCTTGAGCATCCTATATTCCCAGCAGACTTCACGTCTAGGCCTTCTGAATCTATAGCACAAGACTCAGACAGTAATTATCTTTTTACTGATCAAGGCGACACGACAACAATAACACCATCTGTTTCAGAGACAAGATTTAAAGATTTTGATTTAAATACTTTTTCAGGTAACTTAAAAAGCGATGACTATTGGCTATATACTCATTATTTATCCAATAGAGTTTTT